TGGTTCCACCAGGAGTGGTTCGCCGCCAAGGCCGGGGACTCGGACTACATCCCCCTGTTCTTCCCCTGGTTTCTGCACGAGGAGTATTCGTTTCCCGAGACGACCCTCGGCTACGGGGATCTGACCAAGGACGAGCGGGAGATGATGGCCAAGTTCGACGGGATCGGTCTCCCGCAGCTGGCGTGGCGCCGGTGGTGCATCCGGAACAAGTGCGGCAACGACGTCTCCCAGTTCCAGCAGGAGTACCCGAACGATGACCACGAGGCGTTCCTGACGACCGGCCGCAACATTTTCCCGCTCGACCGTCTCGACGAGTGCTACGACGAGCGCAAGGGATCCCAGGGGTATATCTCGCCCATCCGGGACCCGACCCAGCCCCAGGGCCGGTTCCACAAGGACTCGACCACCAACCTGACGATCTTCAAGCACCCGCACCCGTCCCAAAAGTACGTCGTGGCCGGCGACCCGACCCGGACGACGTGGGGGGATCCCGCCTGTATCCAGGTGCTCAACCGCCACACGTTCGAGCAGGTGGCCGTCTGGCACGGGCACTGCGAGCCGGTGGCCTTCGCGGACCGCCTGGCCGAGCTCGGGTACTACTACAACACGGCCACGGTCAACTGCGAGATCGAGGGTGGTGGGCTCTCGTCCATCAACATCCTCACGTCCAAGATGTTCTACCCGAACGTCTGGCGCTACCGGCAGGCCGACCGCCTGCCCGGGTCGATGACCAACTCCTTCGGGTGGTCGATGAACTGGCAGCGCAAGCAGATGGCCATCGCCTTCGTGATCGACCTGCTCGGACAGAAGATGCTCACGATTCACGACGAGGTCACCTACGACCAGATGGCCAACTATGTATCGTTGCGCTATGGCGAACTCGGACCGGCGTCGGAGAAGGGCAAGGACGACGCGGTCACGTCGCTGGCCATCGCGGTCGGGACCATCTGCCTCGAGCTCGAGGGTGCCCGTGACCCCGATGAGATGTTCCAGTCCTACAAGCTCGAGCTCGCCGGCAACGTGTTCGAGCCGCCTGCCGCTGTGGCGCCGCGGCAGCACAACGACATCGGGGGAGTTCCATGGTGGGACGCGATGGATGACGGTGGGTACTGATGCCCTTCTATGAGTACATGTGCGACTCGTGCGGTCACTTCGAGACGATGCAGCGTGGCGACCGCCACCCGTGCCCCAACTGCGGCCTCTCGAGCCGCCGTCGATGGAGGGTTCGCACGCAGGCCAGTTCGTTCACCGGCGGCTACAACCCTTCGGTCGGCAAGTACGTCGGGTCGATGGCTGAGCTCAAGAGTGAGTTCGCCCGGGAGTCCGAGCGCCAGTCGAGGGAGTCCGGGATGGCGGTCGACATCCAACCCGTCGACTACCGCGACAAGGACGCCTGTGGAATCACCGATGCGGATATTGACCGCATGAAAGAGGAGAAGTCGAAAGCAGGGATTCAGCCATGACCATGATCGCTCCCGATGAGGCCGAGCTCGACGAGTTCGAGATGTACCTGCTTACGGCCAAGCTGGACGAGCTCTACCAGCAGGCCAAGGACGCCAAGGCCTCCCGCCATGCGGAGTGGGTCCGGAACTACCGACTGACCTTCAACCGCGGATCGGGGTCGTCGCTCCGTCCCGGGTCCGGGGTGAAGGACTCGGAAATCTACCCGATCATCCGTAACCGGATCGCCTGGATGACCGACCAGAAGGTGGACTTCACCGTCTACCCGGCCGTCGACCCGCAGAGCCAGTACGCCCAGTTCGAGCAGAAGGTCTCCCACCACATGGAGCTCCTCCTCGCCTCGTCGTGGCAGACCCAGGGGTGGTATCGCCAGCAGACGCTGATCCTGTGGGACTCGGCCCTGTGCGGTGCGGGGATCCTCAAGTCGTGCTGGGACTCCGGTCAGGCCGGGGGACTCGGTGACGTGACGCTCAAGCGGATCGACCCGTGGCTGATCTACCCCGATCCCAACGCGACCAGCATGGACGACCTGAGCTACTTGTTCGAGGTCCGTCGCATGACTTACGACGAGCTCGAGCGGAAGTTCCCCGAGACCTCCCGGGTGCTCCTCGAGGACGCGGCCATGACCGGGGACACCGGGGCACTGCCCCGCCGCCCGACGCCGAACGGCAACATGGCCGACCGCATGGTGGTCCCGGGCAACATCCCCGGCAACGAGGGGACGCCGTGGGGCCGGCCGGGACAGGGCACTCAGCCGGCCGAGGACGTGCTCATGGACGGCGTCAACGTCTACGAGTGCTGGATCCGGGAGAACGTCGTCTCGGAGCGCAAGACCACCGACCCGTTGCAGGGCGAGACCGAGATGGTGGTCTCCGACGAATGGCGCGTCGTGGTCTACTCCGGCCGTCACGTCCTGCTCGACACCACGGCCACCGACCTGTGGCAGCACAACCACCACCCGTACTCGCGCTACGTCGATGACGAGACCGGGGAGTTCTGGCCGGTGCCCATCGTCACGTACCTGGCCCCGTGCCAGGTGGCCATCGACCGCCTGCTCCAAGCCATGCAGAGCTCGGCCGAGCTCACCGGTAACCCGATCTTCATGGACGTCGCCAACTCCGGTCTCGGACGGACCCAGATCATCAACCGGGCCGGCGCCCGACTGACCATGGACTCGGCCGTGGCCAACACGCAGGGCGCCAAGCCCTCGTGGCTCCCGCCGCCGCAGATGTCCGGTGACGTCATGGGTCTCATCAACCTCTGGCGGCAGATCATGGAGAACATCTCCGGTCTCAGCCAGGCCCAGAAGGGCGCACTGTCCACCGGTCGCCAGGCGGCCCAGACGATGCAGTCGGCCCAGGAGGCGGGGTTCGTGTCCATCCGGGCCAGCCAGCGGAACATGGAACTGGCCCTCACGACGTCGGGCACGTTGCTCTGCCATCTCATCGCCCAGAACTACACGACCCCCCGGGTGGTGGCGATCGTGGGCGACAAGGGTGCGGACACGTCCCTGCTCCTCGCCTCGAGGCACTTCTACTCCCCGAGTCGCGATATGGAGACGGGCAAGTACGACCTGACCCCCCTGACGTTCTCGCTGAACGTCTCGGCCGGGTCGGACCGACCGACCTCCCGGCAGGCCCGCATCGCGGAAGCCGACGCCCTGTTCGCCATGCACGCTGTCGACCAGCAGTTTGTCCTGCAGGCCCATCAGGTCACCGACTGGGAGGCGGTGCTCCAGCGGATGCAGCAGCAACAGATAGCGGCGGCGGCAGCAGCTTCACAGGCCAAGGGAAGCGTCGGAAAACCACAAGCGAAAGGACCAGGAACAGGTCATGAACACTGACACCAGACCAACTCACGCATTGCTCCGAGGAGGACCGTTCGACGGCGTGGAGGTTCCGCTCAAGGGACTGTTCGTAGAGGTCCCTGCGGCTCCCGGTTCCAAGTTCGAGAACCACGTCTACTCCTGGCAACAGGACGAGGACGGCACCTACTACGGCAAGTGGGAGGCGGAGACCAACATCTGAGTAGGCCAGCAACTGCAGACGCGAAGATCCCCCACCACGGATGGCGGGGGATCGTTCGGGAGTACAAGACCTGCCGGGTTTCGTATCCTTCCCCAGCATATCCCCAGGGTGTGTCGGAAGGTGCGGACCCCTCCCGATAGCCCCTCCGCCCGGGTCTCCACGACCGGTGTTACTACCCGTTGCAGGGCCCTCGGTGCGCGCCCAACCGACAGTGTCGGGGGAAAAGTCCTGGTGCGCTCGCGGCAAGATGCGGCTCTGAGAAATGGGTGAGGATGCGGGATCCGCTGAGCGAGCGAAGCGAGCGGGAAAGACCACTGCCGCACCGCCCTCCGGGCGGCTTGCCCTCTGGTCGAATGACCGATTGCTGACCGCGAGAGTCCCTTCTCACGTCCGCGGTAACTGATGCGCGCGAGGCCGATTGCTTTCGATTCAGAATGGGTAGAGACTCGGCCCATGAGACTCTCCCTGTTCCTACTCGCTGCAATCGTTCTCGCCGTGTTCGGCATCATCGCCGGTGCCGCCTCCTCCGGGATGCTGTTCTCCGTCCAATGGTTCATCTGGTTCATGGCATCCTTCCTGGCCTACCTCGTCGACATCGCCATCGGTGGATGGGGCCCGTGGAACGGTGCCAACGGAACCGGATTCGCCCCCCGCCCGGTCGCTTCTCCCCAGCCTTGACGGGGGATGCTGGACTCCGGGCCGCGGTTCGGGCAGACTGACGTCATGGTTGCGAACGGCAGGCCGGAGATCACCGAGACCGGAGCCCGTATGCGGGCCAACGGGAACGGCCCCGGCTACCGACCGCCGTCTGCCAAGGATGGCTTCCCGAGGTTCGGCGGGGACTCGACCGAACTGATCTGCGACCCGTATGCCCGACAGGATGCGATGGCCGCGATGGATGAGGATGGAGATTTCGACTGATGGCACGTAGCAACTCGTTCTCGGACATCATCACCAAGAAGCCCGGCGGCAAGAAGGCGATGAAGTCGATGAAGCGGAACATGAAGCGCAAGGGACGTCGGTAGACGTGCCACTGGCGCCGGGGTCATCCCGCGACACCGTTTCGTCCAACATCTCGGAGCTTGTGAGAAGTGGGCGGCCGCAGAAGCAGGCGGTTGCTGCAGCACTCTCGAATGCTCGGAGGCATCCGTCGAAAGGGGGTGGCAAGATGGCTCGTGGACACAAGCGTGGCTCGAAGCGGCACGGCCGCAAGTAGTAACTGAGGGACAGTCGGCCGGGGGGAACGATCTCTACCCACACCCCCGGCCGGCGCCCTCGGACCGGACAAGCAGCACCGACAGAGGAGAAGCAGATGGC